CGGCTCCACGGCTGCCATGGCCGCCCCGCTGCTGCCCGCTGCGCCGGTGCTGCCAGAGGCAGTGCAATCTATCCGCCAGGCGCTGCTGCCCGCTGCGGCCCCGGCGCTGCCCGGCGGCGATCGCACGGTGCCCGATGTGCCCGCCGGTGCGGCCGCGCGCCCAGCGCAACAGGGCGCCATGACGGTGCACTACGCGCCCGTGCTCACATTAAATGCGACAAACGCACAAGCCGGCGCGGTGCAGCAAGAGGTGCAAAAGGCGCTTGCCTTGGGGCAGGCCGAGTTTGAGCGCATGATGCGCCGCTACGAGGCCGAGCGCCAGCGCCGGAGCGTGCAATGAGCGGCAACATCTACGCCGTGCTGGGCACGACCGAGCTCGAGGTCATCACTTGGCTCAGCGGGCTAGACGTGCGCTTTGGTGCGCGCTACGCCGAGCAAGCCCTCATTGGCCGCAAAGGCATGCTGCAACACACCGGCTTTGCGCCCGACGAAATCAAGATGCGGGTGCTGCTGCACGCGCAGTGGTGCCAGCCGGCCGAGGAGCTGGCGCGCATCAAGCGCATCATGGACGACACCGAGCCGGTGGCCTTTGTGCTGGGCTCGGGCGAGTATCGGGGCGTGTTTGTGGTGGCCGATCTCGATGTCAGCTCCGTGCAGACCGACGGCTCCGGGGTGGCGATCGCCTTTGAGGCCGAGATCAGTCTGCGCGAGTACATCGGCGACCCGGCCATGCCCTCGCCGCCGGGCGTCATCGCCCAGGGCTTTCGCATACCCATGGGCGCAGGCTTTGATGCCGCTGGCGCAGCGCCCATCGCTGGCTTGGGCCGGCTGGGCGACTTGACGGCGGCGGCTTCTGCTGCCGTGGCCGCCGTGGGGCAGGTGGCCACCGTGGCCACGGCTGCGCGCACCTTAGCCAGCGTGGCCGCAGACAACCCGCTGGCCGCCGCCGCTTTGTTTGCGCGCCACGTGGACGGCTTGCGCCACGCGGCCGGGGCGCTGCCTGTCGATGCGCTCAATGGCTTGCGCAGCGTGGCGGCGATCGGCGCCGATGCCGCACAGGCGGCGACCGAGCTTGGCCGGGCACGGGTGGCGCTCCAAGAGTCGGCGCAGTGGCTCGAGCTCAACCCGCTGCACCACGCCAGCGACGCCGCGCGCCGCACCGACGAGGCGCTGGGCCTGTGCCGCAGCGCGGCGGGTGCGCTGGCCCGGCTGGCCACCCGCGCCACAGTACGCGGCCCCGGCTTTGCAGGGGATATGGCATGAGGCTGACGCACATCACGCGCCCCGGCGAGCGCTGGGACACCATCGCTTGGCACTACTACCGCGACGTGCGCCAGATCGCCCGGCTGATCGAGGCCAACCCGCACGCGCCCGCATCGGCCGGCCTGCCGTCGGGCTTGCGCTTGGTCATCCCGCTCATCCAAGCCAGCGCCGCCAGCGGCACGCGCGGGGTGCCGCCATGGCGCCGCTAGGCCGCCGGGCGCTGGCGCCCGCAGTCAAGATCGAGTACAGCGGGCGCGACATCACCGCCGACCTCGAGCCCTACCTGTCGCGCATCGTGTACGTGGATCGGCTCAACGGCGAGGCCGACAGCCTCGACATCGAGCTCGCCGAAGTGCGGCACAGCGTCTCGCCTTGGCTCGATGAGTGGTACCCAGACAAGGCCGCCGAGCTGGTGGCCTACATCGGCTACAGCCACGCGCCGCTGGTGCTGGTGGGGCGCTTCGGCGTGGACGAGGTGGCGATCGAGTCGCCGCCGCTGGCGGTGCGCATCCGCGCGCTGGCCACCGGGGTCTCGCAAGCCGTGCGCACGCGCCAAGGCCGCTCCTACGAAGACACCAGTCTGGCCGCTGTCGTCGATGGCGTGGCACAGCGCATCGGGGCGCAGCGCAAGGGCGACATCGGCGCCGTGCAGATCGATCGCGTCACCCAATACCAAGAGTCCGACTGGCAGTTTTTGGTGCGCCTGCTGCGCGAGTACGGCTACCAGGCCAAGCTGATCGACAACAACCAGACCTTGGCCGTGGCCCGGCTGGCCGATCTGGCGCAGAGCGCGGTGCGCGAGCTGGTGCCGGGCGATCTGTCATCGTGGAGCTACCGCGACCAGATCGCCAGCGTGCCCAAGCAGTCCAGCGTGCACTACCACGACCCGGCCAGCGCCGAGTTGGTCACGCACCAGGCCGAGAGCGGGCAGCTGGTGGCTGGCGACACCGTCACGGCGGCCGACGCCGATGTGGCCGTGGTCAGGGCCAAAACGCCCGAGCAAGCCGCCGCCAAAGCCCAAGCCATGCAAGAGCAGCGCGAGGCCGCCAAAGTGAGCTTCGACTGCACGCTCATGGGCGACCCAGCCCTGATCGCCGGTGCCGCCGTGGACGTGCGCGGCCTGCGCCGCCTCGATGGCCGCTACGTGATCACCGAGGCCCGGCACGAGATCGGCGTCGATAGCGGCTACGTCACCACCCTGTCGATGCAGCGCATCCAAGAGCCCGAGGCCACCACCACATGAGCAGCAAAACCCGCACCGAATCCGCGCCCACCCTGCGCTTTGGCTTTGTCGTGGCCCTAGACGAAGCCGGCTGCCGCGTGCGCGTGCGCTTCCCCGACCTGGGCGACCTGCAAAGCTACTGGCTGCCCGTGCTGCGCGCCAAAACCCACCACGACCAACACTACAGCATGCCCGACGTGGGCGAGCACGTGGCCTGCCTGCTCGACGGCCACGGCGACGACGGCGTGGTGCTGGGCGCGATCTTCACGCCGCGCGACCCGGCGCCCGTGGCCAGCGCCGACCGCCACCACGTGCGCTTTGCCGACGGCACCACAGTGGACTATGATCGCGCTGCGCACAAGCTGTCGATCCACTGCGTGGGCGATGTCGAGATCGTATCCGGCACCCACATACGGCTGAGCGCGCCGCGCATCGACCTCAACTAGCCCATGCCCGCCGCCCACCGCCACCGCGACACCTGCACCGGACACGGCTGCTGGCCCTCGCGCCCCAACGCGCAAGCCAGCCCCAGCGTGTTTGTCAACGGCGCCGGCTGGCACCGCGTGGGCGACGCTTGGGAGGTGCACTGCTGCCCGGCCATACCCGAGTGCCACGGCGGCAGCTTGGCCGCCGGCAGCTCCAGCGTGTACGTCAACGGCAGCGCGGCCGGGCGCGTGGGCGACCCGGTGAGCTGCGGCTCCGTCTGCGCCACTGGCAGTGCCACCGTGTTCAGCGGATAAAGGGCTTTAATTCAAGCCTTTAGGCCATGCCGCCAACAATGGCGGCATGAAGCCGAGCGAACACCACTGGCAACCCGCGCTGGGCCGCGACGGCGAAGTCGTCGGCCTAGACGACCTGCGCCAAGCCGTGGCCATCATCTTGCTCACGCCCACGGGCAGCGACCCGCTGCGGCCCGAGTTCGGCTCCGATCTGCATCGCTACATCGACTACCCCATCAACCGCGCGCGGCCGCACCTGGTGCGCGAGACCGTGGCCGCCATTCGCCGCTGGGAGCCGCGCGTGGCGGTGCTGCGCGTCACGGTGGAGCAGCTGGGCGACGCCGGCGTCAAGGTGAGCGTGCTGTTTCGCCCCGCCGGTGGCGACGAGGTGCTAACCGAGGTGCGGCTGCGTGGCTAACCAGACCCCGATCCGCTTGGTGGACGACGATCCGCTGGCCATCACCAACGAGCTGGTGCAAGCCTACGAGGCCGCATCGGGCAAGGTGCTGTATCCGGCGCAGATCGAGCGCCTGTTCATCGACCTGATCGCCTACCGCGAAACGCTGGTGCGCGCCCTCATCAACGACGTGGCGCGCCAAAACCTCGTGGCCTACGCCCGCGCCCCCATGCTCGACTATCTGGGCGAGCTGGTGGGTGTGGCCCGCTTGCCCGCGCAGCCGGCGCGCACCACGCTGCGCTTCACACGGGCGGCGGCGGCTGGCGTGCCCACCCTGGTGCCCGCTGGCGCCTTGGTGCAAGCGGCGCCAGGCATCAGCTTCGCCACCGAATTGGATGCCCTCATACCCGCTGGCGCTGCGGCCGCGTTTGCCGACGTGCCCGCCGTGTGCACCCAGCCCGGCGAGCAAGGCAACGGGTTTTTGCCGGGGCAGCTCACGGTGCCGCATGCGCCCCTGCCGGCCGGTGTAGCCGTAGCCAACCGCAGCCTCAGCGCGTCTGGCGCCAGCGCCGAAGGCGACGAGCGGCTGCGCGAGCGCATCCGGCTGGCGCCCGAGTCGTTTTCTGTGGCGGGGCCGCGCATGGCCTACCGCTTTGCCGCTATGTCGGCCTCGCCCCAGGTGCGCGACGTGGCCGTGCTCTCGCCCGCGCCCGGCGTGGTGCGGCTGCACCCGCTGGCCATCAACGGCATGCCCAGCCCCGAGCTCAAAGCGCTGGTCATGGCCGCCGCCTCAGCTGAGGACGCGCGCCCACTGTGCGACTTTGTCGAGGTAGCCGACCCGCTGCCCATGCCCTTTAGCGTAGCCGCCCAGCTCACCCTCTACCGCGACGCCGACAGCGCCGCCACGCTGGCCGCCGCCAGGGATGCGCTCGACGCCTACTGCGATCAAGTCGCCGCTGGCTTGGGCCGCGACGTGGTGCGCTCACAGATCATCGCCGCACTGTCCCTGCCCGGCGTGTACCGCGTGCACCTTGCAGCCCCCAGCGCCGATTTAGAGGTGCCGCCCCAAGGCTGGGCGCACGCCGTGGCGCGCTCGGTCATCGTCTCCGGGGCGGCAGATGGCTAACCCGCACGCCGACCCCTTCGCCCCCGATGTCATAGCGCTCGATGGGCGCTTTGGCCCGCTTTCTGGGCTGGTGACGCGGCTATCGGCCCTACCGGTGGACAAGCTGCTCATCTATCTGGTGGATCAAGTGGACGCCCGGCTGCTGCCCGAGCTCGGGCGCCAGTTCAGCCTATCCGGCTTGGAGGGCTGGAACCTAGCCCGCACCGACGACGAGCGCCGCGCCCTCATTCGCCGCTCCATCGCCCTGCACCGCAAAAAAGGCACGCCCTGGGCGCTGCGCGAGGCGTGCAAGGCAGCCGGCTTTGCGGTGGACATTGTCGAGCAGGTAGATCAACGGCGGCGCTACGCGATGCTCGAGCCCGTGCGGCTCAACGGCACCTGGCGCCTTGGGCCGCAGGGCGTGCGGCTGCGCGCGCTCGACATCCTCACAAACATGCCGCAGCTGCAAAGCTGGGCGCAGTTTCTGGTGCGCATCAACCTGGCCGACTTCACGCTGGCCGAGCACATGGCCGCGCTCAGGGCGGTGGTGGATGAGTGGCGACCAGTGTCGCGCCAGCCCGTGTGGCTGCTGTGGCTGCTGTTGTTTGCGCGCCACACTATCGAAGCCCGTGCCAGCCTGAGCGTGCAAATCACCTCGACGCGCTTGCATCCGTGGGGCAACTTGAGTTTGTCTGGCTACGCAGATGCTGGCTGGCGTCTGGGTGCCGATGGCGCTGGCGTGCGCCTGCCCGCCCCCTTTGGTTTTGCGCTGGGGCGCGTGCACGGCGTCATAGCAGGTCCCAAGCTGGCCGCAACCAGGGTGCGCCACGGCGTGCGGGTGCGGCTGGCCACGGCCGCCGGCCTTGTGCCCAGCTTGCAAACGCTGGCGGCCGAGCCGGTGCCGTTTGTGCGGCCGCCGCACCGCTTGTTTTGGGCGCACCGGCGGCTGGGTGGTGGGTGGCGGCTCGCGTCGGCCCGGCTCAACGGCGGCTGGCGCGTGGGCGCCGCTGGCGCTCGCCTGTGGGGCCAGCGCATGCACGAGTGCCGCCGGCTCAACGGCGGCTGGCGTCTTTCGAGCACGGAGCCTGTGCGTGCGCCAGCAGGCTTGCATCTATCTGGATTGTGGCGCTTGGGCGCCGCGCGCAGTGCGCAAATCAGCATCAGGAGAGTTTTGTGATCAATCAACCCATGATGGCCGAGGCCGTGGTAACCGACTACTGGCGCGCCCGGCTCGCCGAGCACTGCGCCGGGGGGCGGGCTTTGCCGCGCATCACGCACATGGCCTTTGGCGACGGCGGCCACACCGGCTCGGCGGCCCGGCCCGCGCCAGCTGGGCGCACGGCGCTGTTTGGCGAGCGCTTGCGCGTGCCCATTGCAGGCCAATCCAGGCCCGCGCCAACCGAGGCCCTGCTCGAAGCCGCGCTCATCGCAACCGAGGCGCAGCGCGGCATGATGTTTTCTGAGGCCGGGCTGATCGACGCCGAGGGCGGTCTGGTGGCCTACCGCACCATGGCACCCAAAGTCGTCGATGCCGGCGAGATTTACGAAGTACGCATCCAGCCCCGTTTTTAACCCACTCGTTTTCATCAAGAGGATCGATCCATGTCACTGCCCCATCACCCCATCACCCCCATCCCCAACAACGAGCCCGAGGCCATACCGGCGCTGTGGAACACGCGCTACGTCGAGATCGACGCCAACTTCGCCAGCCTGCATGGGCGCACCAGCGCTGTGGAGGGCGAGGTCACGGCGGCGCGCGCCGGCGGCGCATCGCTGTCGGCCACCATCAATGCCATCATCACCCAGGTCGGCGGTATTTCCGGCACCTTGGGCAGCCTAGCGTCGCCCGCGTCGGTGCAGCGCGCCGTCAGCTTAGACTGGCTGTATCGCAACCGGCGCATCGCTTTTGAGCTCTTTATGCCGGGCTACGGCCTGCAAAACCATGCCGGGGTGTCGGTGACATCGGGCGTCATGGGCGACGACAGCCTAGATGTCGTCAGCACGGCCGGGCTGCGAGTGGGCGAAGACTATTTGCTCACCGACCCGACCCAAACAGAGCTGGTGCGCATCGCCGCCATCCTCACGGGTGCCAGGGTGCGTCTGGCTGCCAACTTGTCGCGCAGCTGGGGCGCCAGCGCCAGCCTGACCGGCTCTACCTTGGTGCCAAACTCTGGTGCGACGGGCGGCGTCAGCGGGCAAGACGGCGCGCAGTGGGTCTCGCGCCAGCTCAATCTGGGCGACGACAACACCTCGCGCGCGGTCGTGATCCGGCAGGCGCTCAACACCGCCGGCGAAGTGCGGCTGTTTTTCCGCGACGGCCACACGCTCAACTGGGCTGAGCGCCCTTGGTCAACGCGCCGCGCGGGCGGCGACGTGCCTGATGGCTTTGGCGATTTCGAGTACAGCGTGCCCATGCGCGGCGACGGGTTTTTGCGCTTGCTCGTAAGCGGCGGCGCGGCAGACATCGCGCACCTGGTGGCGCTTGGAGGCCCCACCGGCCTTGGTGGGCTCATCAACGCCCAACTGCGCCCAGCGGCGCCGCTAATCAGCGCCCCGGCGAGTGGGGCCACCAATGTCGTCGAAACGCCAACCCTGTCTGTCGCCAATTTCAGCAGCCCCGCTGGCAATGCCGTTGCTTCGACGCAATTCCAAATCAGCACCAGCGGCGCTTTTGCCTCCGTGCTGCACGATTCGGGTTTGCGCCCCTCCATGACGCATGCTTTGCCGGCCGGTGTGCTCACGCCCAACACCACCTTTTTTGTGCGGGCGCGCTTTCGAGATGTGGCAGGGCTCGAGTCCGACTGGTCGGCGGCATCCAGCTTCACCACGCGGGCCAGCTTTGCCTTCATTACCACGCCCATCGTCACCGCGCCCACGGTCGAGCAGGTGGATATACCCGGGCAGCCGGTATTCCAAACAGCGGCATTTGCCACCACTGGCGGCGCCGACACCCACGCCTCAAGTCAATGGCAAATCCGCTTGGCAACCGGCACCTGGGCGACGCCGCTGCACGACTCTGGCGCCAGCACCGTGCATCGCCTGAGCTTTGCCGTGCCGGCTGGTGTATTGCTCGCGGGGCAGACGCGCTACGTCATGCGCGTGCGGCATACGGGTGCCACCTTGGGTTCATCCGAGTGGTCGAGCGACGTACCCTTCACCACGCGCCAAGCGTTCCAAAACATCATCGGCATCATCAACACCGCTGCCGGCGGCGGCGCTGGCACGTGGCAGTCTATAGACGCCCAGTTCAACGCCATCAACCCAAGCGCGGCCACCTTCGCCAACCACCCGACCTACGCCGGCGTGATACCGCAGACCATCGACGGCCAGTCGATGATCCGCATCCCGCGCTTTTGGTACCGCACCGGCCTCGTGCCCAGCGGCCCCCACGCCGGGCGGCGCTTTTGGATGATCTCGGACCAACCGGCGGCCGGCTTTACGCTGCACCCGGCATTTATGCGCGCCGGCGCCGAGATCGCGCAGTTCTGGGTGGGCGCATTCCAGGGCACCAACGACGGCGGCACGCGCCTAGGCTCGGCGGCTGGCGTCAGCCCGCTGGTGTCGATCGACTTCCCCACCATGCGCAACCGCGCCCTAGCGCGCAACACCGCCGGCGTGACCGGCTTTGGCCTGTGGGACGTGTACCAGTTGGGCGCGATCCAAATGCTCGCCCTCATCGAAATGCGCGGCTCAGACAGCCAGACCCTCATCGGCCAAGGGCACGTAGCCGGCAGCTCCGCGCTGGCCACCAACCACGCCACCGTAGCCCAAGCCACCTGGCGCGGCATCGTGGGGCTGTGGGGCAACGCATGGCAAATGCTCGACGGCCTGCGCACCAACGCCAGCTCGGTGTTTGAAGTCTGGGACGCCCAAGGCAACCAGACCTACCAATCCAGCGGGCTGACTGCGCCAGCAAGCGGCTGGACGATCACCATGCAAGGCCAAGACGGCGCCAACCCCATGCTGGCTTCGACCTTCATCCCGGCCACCACCGGCGCGCAAGCAAGCGGCACCTTTGCCGACCATTTCTGGGTTAGCGCCAATTGCGTCGCCTATTGCGGTGGCTTCTGGATCCTCGGCGCGCACGCCGGCCTGTTCTCCCTCTACGTCGGCCACAGTTCGGCTAACGCGTACGCGACCATTGGCGGCCGCCTCGCAAAGGTGTAGTGTGTTTTGTTGCTTGTGTTGTGTGGTTTTTGACTGACCCGCCGAGCGGGGCGGTCTGGTTTTTGTAAAAGGAGCATGAAATGAAGATTCAAGACGGTCAATTGATGGTGCTTGTCGATGGTGTCGAGCGCCTGGTGCCTTTGCAAGACGTGGCATCCAAGTCCGTGGTTTCTGCTTGGCTTGTGCCAGAGGAGTATCGCGCCGATCGCTTATTTGTGTCCGTAGCCGCGCTGGGCGAGCCCGAGTCGGTGCCGGCATGCGACTTGGCTCTGTCCGAATTTTTGGGCAGCGTCGAACTCGAGCCCAGCCCCGAGGCTAGGCTCGAGTTGCTCAAGGCCGCCAAAATCGACGAGCTCAATCAAGCGTTTGCACTCGCGCACAGCAGGCTTTTGGAGCGGCGGCCCGAAGGCGAAGTGCTTTCTTGGCCCCAGCAGGTCAGAGAGGCCGAATTGCTCTCGGCCAGTGCAAATGCGCCCACCCCGCTGCTGTCGGCAATTGCGGCAGAGCGCGGCATATCTGTTTCGGAGTTGGCGGCGCTTGTGAAGCAAAACGCCGCCGCTTTCGTGCTTGAGTCTGGCGCCTTGCTGGGGCGCCTGCAATCCTTGCGAGTGCTTGCGAGGGATGCGGCCGCAGAGTCAGATTTGCAGGCGATCGCGTGGTAATGATTTTATGCACGATCCCCATCTTGCGCTCTTGACGAGGCTAGACGAATTGGACGCCTACACGCACAACGTGTTGCACCAATTCCCAAAGCTGGAGCGGCACCTGCTTTGCGCCGACATGCGCGCAACCATGGGCAAGCTGCTCAGGTTGGTGGTGGTGGCGTGGAAGCGGCGGCAAAAGTCCAGCACGCTGTTTGAGCTCGATGTCGAGGTGGAGGTTTTTCGTGGCTTGATTCGCAAGGCGCACCGCCTTGGCTACATCAACGTCAACCGCTTAGACATATGGATGCGTCACACCAACGAAATTGGAAGAATGATCGGCGCTTGGATTAAAAGCGAAGGGGGCTCTGCGTAGTTTGGTTTGGATAGTGGGCAACGGCTTATTAACGGTGGCGACTGGAACAACGGCGCGAACGCCGGCCTGTTCTCCCTCAACGTCAACAACAGTTCGGCTAACGCGAACACGAACATTGGCGGCCGCCTCGCAAACGACAAACGCCAGAAGGTGGCGGCCCAAGTGGCCGCCATTCAGCGCGCATCCTTTGGGGTCGTTGTCCTGACCATGATGTCGAAGATAAACAGAGCGCCGCGGCCAGTAGTCGAGAAGTCGGCGAACGTGGTGGCGCCCGATCACTGCAAATACACCATGCCCAAAACAGTCGGCGCCCTATGGGGCAAAGTCATTGAGTTTGAAAACCTGTACACAGCCTTTCAAAAGGCGCGCAAAGGCAAGCGCTATCGCCCCGACGTGATGCGCTTCGCATCCAACCTTGAGGAAAACCTAGTCAACCTGCAAAATCACCTCATTTGGAAGTCTTGGGCGCCGGGTGTGCAGCGCGAGTTCACGGTGTACGAGCCCAAGATGCGCATGATCCAAGCGCCGCCGTTCATCGATCGCGTGGTGCATCACGCGCTCAACAACGTTGTAGAGCCCATTTTTGAGCGCCGGTTTATCGCCGACTCGTTTGCTTGCCGCGAGGGCAAGGGCACGCAGAAAGCCGTGTTCCGCGTGCAGCACTTCCTTCGCGTGGCAAGGCGCGGCTGGGGCGACGGGGTTTACGTGCTAAAGGCCGACATCAGCAAGTATTTCGCCAGCATCCAGCACGATATATTGATGGCCGAGGTGGGGCGCGCAATTTCAGACCCCGACGTGCTTTGGCTCTGGCGCAACATCATCGGCGGCTACGGCCACAGCAATGGCTTCGGCCTGCCCGTAGGCGCACTGTCTAGCCAGCTGAGCGCCAACATCATGCTCAACCGCTTGGATCACATCGCCAAAGACGACATGGGGCATCGGTTTTACGCCCGCTACATGGACGACTTTGTCGCCGTTTTGCCCGACAAGCCGAGCGCGCAAGCGGCCATGCTGGCGCTTGGCCAGGCGGTCAACTGCATGGGCTTGGCGCTCAACCCAAAGACCGCGATCCACCCATGGCAGCGTGGCGTCGATTTTTGCGGCTACCGCATCTGGCCGACGCACATCCTGCCCCGCAAGCGCAACATCAAGCGAGCCAGGCGCAGCTTTGGCCGCATGGCGCAGCAATACTTGGATGGCGACATAGACGAGGCCCACGTGCACCAGCGCGTCGCATCGTTTCTGGCCTACACCAAGCACTGCAGCTCGCGCCGGACGGTAGATGGCGTACTAGGCGACCTGGTTCTGCGCAGGCCCGCCACCCCCATCTAGCCCCAGCTTGTCGCACATAATGCGAGCACGAACGCCGCTCCGCGTGTCGCAGCCAATGCGAGCACGTCTCACGTAATGTGAGCACGCGTCGCAAATAATTCGAGCCGGCTTAGCGTGCCACCGATGGTGCGGTGGCGCTCTTTGACGATTTCCGCCATGTTGCCACC